GCTTATCGGCCAGCCGAAAGAGTATGCGCTTCCAGAGATTAAGCGTTGCATTACAGAGGCCTTACTGCAGGACGACCGAATCACCGCAGTTGACGGCTTCGAGTTTGAGACCGGAAAGAAGACTGTGCATGTCACCTTTACCGTGCATAGCATTTTCGGCGATTTGGAGGTGGAAACCGATGTATGAGGATAAAACCTATGAGGCGATTCTTCAAGAAAAGCTCGCCCGCGTAGCGTCGAGTCTCGACAAGCGCGAGGGCTCGATTATTTTCGACGCGCTTGCGCCGAACTCCCTTGAGAGCGCCATGATTTATGTGGCTCTCGATACCGTACTTAACGAGACCTTTGCCGACACCGCAAGCAGAGACTATCTTATCATGCGCTGCGCTGAGCGTGGTATCACGCCTCTGCCGGCGACCTGCGCCGTGGGTATCGGTGAGTTTAGTATGGATATTCCTATCGGCACGCGCTTCTCCTGCGATAAATACAACTGGGCTGTGACCGAAAAAATCGAGTCTCTCAAGTATTACCTTACCTGCGAGACCGCCGGTGCGGACCCGAACGGCTACACCGGTCAGCTTATCCCTATCGAGTATATCGAGGGACTTGCTACCGCGGAGCTGACGAGTATCGTTATCAATGGCGAAGACGAGGAAGCGACGGAGACCCTGAGACTGCGCTACCTCAACAGCTTTGAGAATCAGTCCTACGGCTTCAACCGCGGGCAGTATATCGAAGTTACCGAGGCTCTGCCCGGCGTCGGCGGGTGCAAGCCCTACCGTGCGTGGAAAGGTCCGGGAACGGTCAAGCTCGTTATCACGGGAAGCGATTACCAGCCGCCTTCCGAAACCCTTATCAATACAGTGCAGACAGCTATCGACCCGACGCAGAACAGCGGCGACGGTATCGGCCTTGCCCCTATCGACCATGAGGTTACGGTCGTCGGCGCGGCAGGTACTACGGTCAATATCTCTACGACCTTGACCTTCGCCTCGGGCTGGAACTTGACCGAGTGCCTCCCGTACATTCAGAACGCTCTTGATGCCTACTACCTCGAGCTCAACTCGATGTGGAGCAAAGAGGCTGGGCTGATTGTCCGCGTATCGCAAATCGAGTCGAGACTCCTTGCGCTCGCCGGTATCGTCGATATTTCCGGCACGACCCTGAACGGTCAGGCGGGAAATCTCACACTCGATAAGGACGCGGTTGCCGTGAGGGGGTCGTTCACAAATGCGTAACTTCAACAACATCAGGACCATCGACCTCAAAGAGTATCTTCCCGACGCGCTGAAAGACGTGCAGGAAATGCGGGCAATCATGGAAGCGGAGACCCCGGAGGTACAAGCTATCTGGGACGCCTGCGAGGACTGCATGAACGACCAGTTTATCTCCGAGGCCACCGAGAACGGTGTGGCCCGCAGAGAGAAAATGCTGGGTATCACGCCCTTTGCGACTGATACTCTTGACGACCGCAAGCTCCGGCTGCTCAGCCGGTACAATGAAAATATTCCGTATACAAGGAAAAGCCTTGCCGCCCTGCTTGAGTCTCTCTGCGGGGCGGGAGGCTATATTTTGACTATCACGACGGCGACCTTTACCGTCAATGTGAAAGTCGCGCTCGGCGTCAAGAAACAGGAGACAATTATCTCCGAGACACTTGAGCGCATTCTGCCGTACAACATGGTTTTTACGGTAGAGCTTCTTTATAACACGTGGGCTAAGGTCAAGCCCTATAAATGGAGCGAGGTCAAGCCGCTCACGTGGAAAGATTTGAAGGAGGAGGTACTTACTTAATGGCTACCTACACAGACAACTACAACCTGAAAAAGCCGGCGCCGGAAGACTTCGCGGACATTGCAGACCTCAATGAGAACGCGGATAAAATCGACGCCGCACTCAAGGATAAGGCGGACCTCGATGAGTCCGGCAAGCTGAAGGAGAGTCAGCTTCCGAGCCTGTCCTATATCCCAGCTTCACAGAAAGGCGCAGCAGGCGGCGTCGCAAGCCTCGGCTCTGACGGTAAGGTCCCTTCGGGGCAGCTTCCCGCTATGGACTACATCCCTACTTCTCAAAAGGGCACAGCGGGAGGCGTTGCGAGTCTGGGCTCTGACGGCAAGGTCCCTTCTGGACAGCTTCCTTCGCTCGACTATATTCCTACTTCGCAGAAGGCCGCAGCGAACGGCGTTGCGTCCCTTGACGCGAATAAGAAGGTCCCGGTCGCGCAGATTCCCGCCCTCGGCTATATTCCTACCTCTCAGAAAGGCGCGGCAGGCGGCGTAGCTACTCTGGGAAGCGACGGTAAGATTCCCGAATCTCAGCTCGGTACGGTCGGCGTGCCGCCTCAGATTATTGCCGCAATTCCGAGCGGCAGTTCCGTTACCTGCAAATGCGGCTCTAAGACCTTGACTGCTACGAGTACCGGCACCGTGACCTTCAACCTGACGGGATATGGTACATGGGTCGTAACGGCTACAAAGGACGGGCAGACCGCGACTGAGAGCGTTATCGTAGATGATGTGAAGCAGTACAAAATCTCGCTCTCCTACTTCTCGGCGACGCTGAAAGTAACTTCGGACTCCGGCGCCGTCGTTACCGCCACGAACGGTACGAAGACCTTCTCCGGCACGGTGCCTTCAAGCGGTGTGCTCTCCCTGACGATTACCGCGTCCGGTACCTATACCGTTACCGCTACGAAGAGCGGGGAGACAACCGACCCCGTGAGCGTGGCAATCACGACCTCCGGGCAGACCTACTCCGTCGAGTGCCTGTTCTTCAACAGCGTGCTCTCTAAGAACACATGGGCGCAGATTGCTAAGGCCTCCGCCGCAGGCAAGGCTTCTCAGCTTTGGTCTGTCGGCGATACGAAGGACATCACGGTCGGAAGCGAGACCCTGACGCTCGTAATTATGGGCTTCAATCATGACGACCTCGCAAGCGGCGGCAAAGCCGGCATTACCTTTGGCATGAAAAACCTTATGGCAACTACGCGCCGAATGAATGCCTCGAATACAAATAGCGGTGGCTTTACCGGCTCTGAAATGTACTCGTGGCTGCAAAACACGCTTTTGCCGACCCTACCGTCCGACCTGCAAGCGGTACTTAAGAGCGTTAACAAGAAGACCTCCGCAGGCAGTCAGAGCTCGACTATCAACACAAACTCGATGAAGCTCTTCCTCTTCTCTGAGATTGAGATTTTCGGCTCGACCACCTACTCGAAAGCCGGTGAGGGCTCGCAGTACAGCTACTTCGCAACTGCAGCGAACAGAATCAAGTACCTCTCCAACGGCTCCGGGTCTGCGTACTGGTGGTGGGAGCGTTCTCCTTATGGGAGCAACTCCAGCGCCTTCTGCATTGTGAGCAGCAGCGGCAGCGCGAACCTTAGCGGCGCCAACTACACCGCCGGCGTTTGCTTCGGCTTCTGTGTTTAATCTACTATCTTTAGTCAATCCGGGGCCCTTGTGGCCCCGGTAGGAGGTAAAAGCTAACTATGTCAGTTTATAAAGCACTGCGAGGAGACAGTTCGGTCCAGTTCGTAGAGACTGCGCGCAAGCTCGCCGTGCATACAAGAAAATGCTGCCTGAAAATGCCGAAGAGGTACACCTTCTACGGCGCTCAGGAGCTAAGCGCTCTCGCCGATACCGTCTACAATGAGGTCAAAATGGCGAACAGCGTTTTTCCCGGAAATCAGCACGAGGCGCAGCTCCGGCGCGACCATCTTATCGAGGCAAATGCTACACTTCAGGCGCTTATCGGTCAGCTCGGAATTATGGCGGACCTTCTCAAGCAAAATCCTGAAAAGCTGCGCTGGCTCGATAATTCTCTCGAGGAGTGGGCTTCCCTCATCAGTGAGGAGGCTAAGCTAATTTCCGGCGTAAAGAAATCGGATAAAGAGCGATTCAAGAATCTGCCCTAACCGATATACGGGTCCTGTCATGATACTGTTGTCTTGTCCTGCGAACTGGTGGTGGGAGCGTTCTCCTAATGGGAGCAACTCCAACAACTTCTGCAATGTGAACAGCAACGGCAACGCGAACAATAACAACGCCAACAACACCAACGGCGTTTGCTTCGGATTCCATAAGGAATCAGGTCCGACGTAGTAAGCGGGAAACCGCCGAAATCAGTACCTTTATGGAAGGATGACTCGTACCCTGCCTTTTGGCTAAAACACTCCTTTGATGTAGTCGCTCGGACGCTGCTTGCATGGCACGGTTTACGCGGACCGTGTTTCATGGGCGGTACTACTATGCAGTTACTTTTACGCGTGAAATCCTGCAACACTGTACGAAGGGGACAATTTTTAATGACAAGCGAAGAAAGACACGAGGCTCGCTATCAGAGGCGAGTCAAGAAACGGCAAGAAAGACGCCTCGCTCTCAGCAAATCCTGCGGAGATTTTGAGGACGTCTTTTCTTATGAAAACCTATATCAATCCGGGCATATCTGCTGCCGCGGTGTTAGCTGGAAAAGCTCCACGCAGACTTACCGCTTCAATCTCGTAACGAATACGGCCGCAACTCGGCGCGCGCTTCTTGACGGGACGTATAAGAGCCGAGGCTTTATCGAGTTCGACCTCTACGACCGAGGGAAAATGCGGCACATCAGGAGCATTCACATCAGCGAGCGCGTCGTGCAGAGGACGCTCTGCGATAAGGTCATCAACCCGACCTTAAAACCGTCGTTCATCTATGACAACGGCGCAAGTACCGAGAACAAAGGAATCGACTTCGCTCTCAACCGTCTCTCCTGCCACCTGCAAAGGCATTACAGGAAGTACGGCCGGGAGGGCTATGTTCTTCTCTTCGACTTCTCCAACTACTTCGCCAACGCGCAGCATTGGCCGGTCAGCCGTGAGCTGGCAAAGCGTGTGCATGATGTGAGAATCAGGGCTCTCGCGAACGAGTGCCTCGATAATTTCGGGCCCATCGGTTACGGGCTCGGAAGTCAAATCTCGCAAACCGCCGCTCTTATGCTGCCGAATAAGCTCGACCACTTCATCAAGGAAAAGCTCGGCATTAAGGGCTATGCCAGATATATGGACGACGGCTATCTGATTCACCCGAGCAAGGAATACCTCAAAGAGTGTCTTACTCGCATGAAAGAGGTCTGTGATTCTCTCGGCATTATTCTTAATACGAAAAAGACAAAAATCAAGAAGCTCAGCGAGGGCTTCAAGTTCCTGCAAATCCGCTTCAAGCTGACGGAGACCGGGAAGGTCCTTCGCAAAATGAGCTTTGAGAGTATTAAGAAAATTCGGCGCAAGCTCAAGAAGTTCAAGCGCTGGAATATCGAGGGCAGAGTCGTGAAAATCGCCGGCAAGTTCGTCCGGCGTGTATTTCCACTCTCAGATATTTGCAGCGCCTATGAGAGCTGGCGCGGACACATGAAGCGGGGAAACAGCTTCCATGCCGTCGAACGCATGGACCTATATTTTAAGAAACTGTTTGGATTCCACCCGAACAATAAAATCGAATGGAGGAAAGCGCTATGTACTTAATCACAAACTCGGCAAATCTCATTGTCGAAATCTGCGAGCACCCCTGTTATGTTCGCAAGCAGGCAAACGGCGTTGTTGTTCTCAGCGAGCAAGACAAAGCCGACGCGATTTACTCGAACGACTCCAACACCTTCTGGCCTACTCAGCAGGTCGGGTACCTCTGCGACCGGCATACTCTTGTTGAGGTCGAGAGGGTTCCCGCGGAAGTTGTCGCCGGCTTCTACTTCTATCATGCCGGGGAGTTCTACACGACTGAGGCGAATCTGACCGCCCTCGCAAAAGCACGGGCTCCGGAGCTTGCGAGTCTTGTTTTCGTGAAAATGGCAGAGACAGAACAGCTCGACGACGCGACTCTCACGGAACACGCCGAGCAGTTTTCGGAATGGGCATACCCGGTAGCTTATGCAGTCAAGGCGATTTGCTCTTACAAAGGAAAACTGTACCGCTGCGTACAAGCGCACAGCTCGCAAGCAGATTGGACGCCGCCGGCTACCGCAAGTCTTTGGAAGGAAATCGGAGACCCTACGGCCGAGTACCCCGAATGGTCTCAGCCCCTCGGCGCGCATGACGCCTACGCGCTCGGCGATAAGGTTGCGCACAGCGGCAAGCACTGGGTAAGTACTGCCGCAAATAATGTTTGGGAGCCGGGGGTCTACGGCTGGGAGGAGGTTACTGAATGACGGTTTATCAATGGCTCTGCCTTCTGGGCGTGCCTGCGCTCATTGCGGCCATCTTCAAGTACCTGCACTCCCTCGTCAAGAAGAACGCTCTGGACACGGCTGCGGTAAAGGCGGGACTGCAAGCCTTGCTCAGGTCGCAGATGATTAGCGACTACAACAAATGGGAGGAACGCGGCTTCGCTCCTATCTACGCCCGGGAAAACTTCGAGAACTGCTGGAAGCAGTACCACTCCCTCGGCGTGAACGGCGTTATGGACGACCTCCATAACAAGTTTTTAGAGCTGCCGGTATCGCCACCTGATGAGAGCTAAGAAACGAGAGTTTTCCAAAATCATAATCGCCATTGTCGGGACCGCTACGGGAGTCGTAACGGTCTTTACTTTGGCCATTGTTTGGAAAACCGGCGACACTTCGCCGCTTGCGTACCTTATCCCCGCCATCTTTGCCGAGCTCGCTACCGCGACCGGCTTCTACTACAGTAAGGCGAAAGCCGAAAACCGAATCAAGCTCCGTAAGAAGTACGGGCCTGATATATACAATGATTCAAAGGAGGACTAAAACCATGTTAGAAAGCGTACTGCAAAACCTTATCAACATCGGCTGGGCCATGCTTATCTTCCTCGCCGCGTACCTCGCGAACGTTGCCTTTTCGCTCTGGTACAACATCAAGATTCTGCATGAGTCCTTTGACAAGGACAAGCTCATTGCGAGCGGTCTCAAGATTCTGACCTTCGTGGTCGGGCTGACGCTGCTTTGCACGGCAATCACGACTCTGCCCCTATTCGCAAATCAAGTCGGCTGGGCGATTCCCGAGGAGTATTCCGACCTCTTCGCGGACCTCATTATTATCGGCGCCGTGCTGCTCGTAGCCTGCAAGTACATCAAGGAGGCCTTTACTAAATTCGTGGCTATCCTGAATGCTAAGACCGAAGGAGGTACCGAAAATGAGTAACAGCCCGCTCGTAAGCTATACAAAAATCTCGCCGAATAAATCGAGCCCCCGTAACCACAAAATCGATACCGTAACTATCCATTGCGTGGTCGGTCAATGCTCGGTCGAAACCCTCGGCAACGTGTTCGCCCCTACTTCCCGGCAGGCGTCCAGCAACTACGGTATCGGGTACGACGGCCGTATCGGCATGTACGTCGAGGAGAAAGACCGCTCGTGGTGCTCCTCGAACGCGGCGAACGATAACCGTGCAATCACGATTGAGGTCGCCAGCGATACCAAAGAGCCTTACGCCGTAACGGAGAAGGCCTACGCCGCACTCATCGACCTGCTCGTCGATATTTGCAAGCGCAACGGTATCAAAGAGCTCAAGTGGAAGGCCGACAAGTCTCTTATCGGCCAGCCGGACAAGCAGAACATGACCGTGCACCGGTGGTTTGCAAATAAGAGCTGCCCCGGTACATATCTCTACGAACGGCACGCTCAGATTGCCTCTGAGGTCAACAAACGCCTCGGGAGTACGAATATCAAACCCGGGCCTGAAAAGCCGTCTGTGGGCTTGTATCGCGTCCAGACGGGTGCCTTTAAGGTCAAGGCAAACGCAGACGCCATGCTGGCTAAGGTCAAGGCGAAAGGCTTCGACACCTACATGGTGAAGGTCGGAGACCTCTACAAGATTCAGGTCGGCGCCTTCAAGGTCAAAGCGAATGCGGAGGCTACGTTGAAGAAGCTGCAGGCAGCAGGCTTCTCGGCCTTCATCACTACGGAGCAGGGCGCCGGTAAATCGGTCGACGAGCTTGCCAGAGAAGTCCTGCAAGGCAAGTGGGGCAACGGCGCAGAGCGTAAGAAACGGCTTGAAGCTGCGGGGTATGACTACGCCGCCGTACAGAAAAAAGTAAATCAGCTCACCTAAGAGATAAGGCCGGAGTCGTTCCTTTGTGGGACGGCTCCGGCCTTTTACTATTTGCGGTAGAAATGCAACAGAAAGTTCGCAGAATCCCAGCAGTTTTGCGCGCTCCCTTTTCTTACCAAACACGGTAAAATAATAATTGTCAAGGGGAAAACCTTGACAAAGAAAAGAGCCCCCGTTGCTGGAACAACGAGAGCTCAGAAAGGAGGTCAATCATGGACGGCTACTACACCGACTACGGATTCATGGGCTTGGTACACGGAGAGTACATGCTCTTCGCGACCGACACCGAGTACCTTGAATACGTAACTGACGACTAACCTCGTCCGCTCGAGAGCTTGGCCGGCCGCAAGACCGGCTGAGCTTAAGAGTATTTATATATTATATCGCGTTTAGGCGAGAAAGTAAACCCTAAGGAGGTAACGATTATGATTTTTACTGTTTACGCAGATAAGGCTGAGGAAGTCAGCAAGCGTCTTGATAAGCTCGCTAAAAAAGCTGCCCGCTATAATGTTCCGTTCTCTTACACTATTTCCGACGAACACCCTGAAACGGTTAACGTCTTCGACGACTTCACTCACAAAGCCGGCTCCTACAAGGTCGCTGCCGTTGATTTTGATATTGCTTGCGAAGAGCTTATCAAGGCGAACGGCTGGACCGTTCTCGCTAAGGTCGAGCATGGGGACAAGGGAAATGTCGTAAGCTGCTTCGGTAAGCAGAAAGCCCGCCCCGAGTG